TCCCATGCCTTCCAAGGTCCTGGTGGTTGGTATATTGAAAACTCACGTACCACTATTGGGCAACCTGATCCCCTTGGTAACTACAACAGGGAACTGTGGAACTCAGGTGATGAAAGCCTGAAGGATCAAGTACGTAAGCAGAAGCGTAAGCTCTCCTACTACTCCAACATCTATGTTGTAAAAGATCCAGGCAACCCTGAGAATGAGGGTAAAGTATTCCTCTTCCGTTATGGTAAGAAGATCCATGATAAGATCATGGATGCTGTGAATGGAGATGAACTGGAAGGACGTGAGGGTATCAATCCCTTCGACTTCTGGGCTGGTGCAGACTTCAAGCTGCGTGCTAAGAAGGTAGCTGGCTATCCTAACTATGACTCCTCTGAGTTTAAGGAAGCAGCAACCCTAGAGGATCATGATGATTCCCAGTTGGAATCCATCTGGAATCGTCAACACAAACTCCTCCCTATTGCTTCTCCCGAGGCATTCAAAACCTTCGAGCAGCTCCAGGAAAGACTCAACCTTGTGTTGAATCTGAAAGGTGGTATGAAAGTAGAAACCATCACTTCTGATGAATCTAGAACGATGAGACAGCAAGCTGATCCATCAATCTCTATGAACCTCAAGCCTCAAAAGACAGAGGTTACTGAGGGGGTGAACCTAGAAGACGCAGGAGAAGAAGACACTGATGGGGATGATGTTCTCAACTACTTTAAGAAATTAGCTGATAACTAAGCCCTTACTACAGAACTTAGGTCCACGAAGCTTCTTTGTGGACTTAAGTTCTTTCCATACTTTTGAACTTCCCTCACATAATCATAGACATACTTGGGTTGAAGCAATTGAATCTGACTCTTCCTCTCATTTAATCTATCCTCATACTCCCTATTAGTAACACTAACAGGTAAAGAACTTAAAACAACAGACGAACCTAGTATAGGTTTATAATAAAACACAAAGTCTTCAGGCACTTCTAAGCCTGCATGTAATAGTATATTCTTTTCACTACGTTTACGAGTGTCTACATCTTGAGCAGTAGTGTAAACAGTGTCAGTAACTTCCACTGTCTCATAATGATGAATCTCTGCAGCGGCTGCATCACTACCATATTTGTTGAGGATAAACTGATTCAATTCAAGTTGTGATAGTGGCCAATCATTATAGTAATCTACAATCTCATTAATCTGTAATACAATCCAATAGTATTGCTCATCACCATAGGTATTATAGGAGATTTGATCTGGACGTTCTCCATTCTTCACATAGTAATCTGTATATAAAGTTTCCTGCTTGAAAATATCATCTCTTACCTTTAAAAGATTAAAGTAATCCTTGATAGTAATATAGTTCGGAATCCCTGCTGAATTAACAGAAATAGCATATTGAATATTAGGAAAGTTCCTGAAGTACTTTGGAGTAGCCATTAGTATCCTTGATGAGTGTCTGAGTTTTCCTGATCCTCTCTAGTGATGAAGTCAACTTCCATAAAGGACAAACTCAAGGCAGTGGAGACAGGCATACCATCAGGGAATGACATATGCATATCCTGATTTGAATTAGCCTTAACTGTAACTCCCGTCAAAGCAGCCTTCTTAAATCTATTCATGTTCTTATTAGTAGTACCACCACTCATATAAAATACCTCCCAAATATGAGGTACCTTATACATAGATCCAGCTGCTTCGGGAGCGCTCCATACTTTAAATTCTTTGATAATCTTATTCACAATTTGAGATTCTGCTGCACTCTTAGGAAGAAAGTTAAAGTTAAAATTAAAGTTCCTTAGCTTAGGTGTTTGATATAATAATTCAACGTTAGGATTATAAATCTCTCCTCTCTGCATAGCCAAAAGATTATTAGCACTTCCTGCGGTGGCTCTTCCTACAGCATCCAGCCCCATCTGCCTAATAGCTCCAATCTCACCACCATCCCATATCTCCCTAATCTGCCTAGCAACAGCCTGACCTGCCTCTGCAAGCCCAGGACCATCCCCAAGGCCAGGTAACTTAGCATTAGATAGTCCTCCTGCTATTGCCATACCTATATCAACAGCCCTCTCTCCGTATTCTCCACCAAATCCCTGAGCATTCCAATCTTGTGCATTACCTATCTGAGGAGTAGAGTTAGGCATGTATAGAGTAATAACATTACCAGTGGGTGGTGGTGATGCGTTCTCTAGTATATGTTGCTCTTGCGAATCATATGATTTATTAGTTCTATATTCCATATGCTGAAAGACAACATAATCGGTCTGACCTTCCTTCAGTTGCGCTGGATATTTCAAAGACCCTGTTGGGGTCCCAGTAACCTTTATGGTAATACTTTCCGTCATGTTGATTTAAATGCAGCTAAAGGGATTTGTTGAACTTCATCTACTTCATTATCATATACCTCATATATATTACTTATCACCTCTGGCCAGGTATATTGTCTCACTTCATTCCAATGATAGTTATATCCGGTAAACCCCCATTGAAAAATATTACCACTTAGAATAAAAGGATGGGCATCATAGGTAATTCTTGGAGTCTTGGCTTTGTATATAAAAACATAATGTTTATTTGGGTCTGGAACTATCTCACTAGGAGTAAGGTAGGAAAGTAGAAGCCTAATATTATAATTAGGATTGCGCTTAAACTCTTTAATAATAGGAGTTATTCTACTCTCTGTCATCTGAAGAGGCCAGCCACACCTTCAGCAGCATTCCATATAGGATTAATCAATCCAGGTAGACCAGGAATAAGACTATTAATGTTCAACATATCCAAACCAGGAGCTGATACATTATATGTCTCATATGTAAATGAAACATCAAAGGTAGTTTGTGCATCAAAAGAATCAGATGCTAAAGGAATTGCCCCCATAGAAATAGGATAAGCATTCATGAAAGTTACCTTCAGTACCTCCTTATACCCTCCACCATAATCTTCCTGCTCTAACTTAACCAACTCCATATCAGATATATAATCGTCATAATATAACATCCTCTGGGATCTACCAAACACAAAAGAAGATCCCCTGGATGGATTAGAATTAAGCGCTACCATATCAAACCACTGCCGTAATGCTTTATAAGTACTGAACTCACTGTTCTCTAGAATACTAAAGGTAAGAGGCTTACCATAAGTAACCAAAGTAGGTTGCTGTCTAACCACACCCATGGCTTCCTGACCAGCTGCCACAGCTGTATCTATTCTAGCTTCGGGGATAGTAGTAGCCTTACAAAAGAAACTTAAATATTCATTTACCTTAGGGCTCACCATAGGAACCCTAACTGAATATAAAGTAGGACGAGAAACTCCCTTAGCCAATAATCCTTGCGCGGCAGTGTATGACATTCCTATCTAAATATGATTATATAGTATTTAGAGGGTATGTCTAAGACTCTCAAGGGAAAATATAGACCCAAACATCCGGAGAAATATAAAGGAGATCCAAGTGAGATCATTTATAGATCCAGTTGGGAGAGAACCTTTATGAGATGGTTGGATGCTAGTGATGCAGTGGTGTCATGGCAGAGTGAAGAGAAATGTATCTCTTACTATAATCCTGTGCAAAAAAGAAACAGGATGTACTTCCCTGATTTCATTGTAGACTTTAAGAAGGATGGTAAAATCATAAGAGAGATGGTGGAAATCAAACCACTCAAACAAGTCAATGGACCATCCAAAGAACCAAAAAGAAGAACCAAGTCCTGGATGTATGAAGTACAAACCTATGCAGTGAACATGGCAAAGTGGAAAGCTGCAAGGAAGTACTGCAAAGAAAGAGGATGGACCTTTAGATTAATCACAGAAAAAGAGCTTGCATTATGAGCGAATCCAATCCCAGTTTCTCTAATACTGGTGGGGGAATGAGCCCTCCTGGTTGGTATACCTACCCCAATGGACAGAAGGTTTACATCCCCTACCCCTTCGTGCCCGGTCAGACCCCCTACTCAACAGACCCAGGCACCATGAACCTAGTCCCAGCCAACCCAGGACTGCTCGAAACCAACCCCTCCACCCCTGGCGTCACCACAGACAACACATCCAATGACGGGGGTCCTCCTGGTGGCTTAAACTATAACCCCATTCTAGGTCCCAATACCCAGAATATACCCTCATAAATACTTGTAGTATATTATCTTTGTAATGGCTCTTCCTCGTAATATTAGGCCAGAATATAGCACCACCATTCCGTCCACTGGACAAAAGATTAAATATAATCCATTCAGTGTTAAAGAAGAAAAGATTCTTATCTTAGCTGCTGAATCTAGTGATAGTGATGAGGTAACTAATGCTATCTCGAATGTTTTAAAGAACTGTGTTACATCTCCTGCTAGCTTTAATGTAGAAGAACTATCACTCTTTGATATTGAATACCTATTTCTTAAAACAAGAGCTAAGTCTGCTGGTGAAAAGATTAAGGTGGAAATTACTGATCCAGATGATGATACATTCTCAACTGAACATGAAATTAATATCGATAAGATTGGAATTAAACGAACAGAAGGTCATAGTAATCTAGTAGAACTCAATGAGAATACCCTTGTGAAGATGAGGTATCCAGATTTATCATTCTTCCAGGATGGAATCGACATCAATGATATGGAAAGCATCACTGAAACTATTGGTAGATGTATCGTACAAATTGTAGTGGATGAGGAAGTATTTAACAGCACTGATATGTCTCCACCTGAAGTTGTAGAATGGTTAGATGGCTTAACTACTGAACAATTCAAAAAACTATCAAGCTTCTTCGAGACAATGCCTAGACTGAGGCACGAAATAACCTGCCATAATCCTAACACAGGAATGGACTTTACGATTACTCTAGAGGGACTGGCTGATTTTTTCTAATGGCGATGATGCATAATAATCTTGTCCATTATTATGAACGCATCTTCGCCTTTAAACAGTATCACCAGTGGGGAACAGCAGAAATAGAAGATCTTATTCCATGGGAATTAGATGTGATGGCTTCTCTGTTGTCGAACTTCTTAGAAAACCAAGAACTTAAGAAGAAACAAGCCATGGCTGCTAGGAATAGCAGATAAATAAAAGTAAAACTGGCTCATGTCTACCCTTTCCAAAATAGTAGGTTCAGATAAGGAAACTCAAAAGAAATTGAGTTCTATCGATGCTAGTCTCAAGAAATTACTTGCAGCTCAGGGTAAAGAAGATAAAATCAAAAAACAACGAGCACAAAAAGCCAAGAGATCAAGTAGCGACTTCAGTTTACAAAATATGTTGGGGCTGACTAAGAGCGAGGGAACCAAAGCTAAGAAAGGATTTCTAGAGGGTATAATGAAATTCTTTGGAAGTCTATTTAGTTTTGGGAAACTAGGATTAGGTACGCTTGTATTAGCGGCATGGGATACATTCTGGAATGATGGGAAGCTTAGAAAAGCATTGATGAATGCTGTCTTCGGTCCTAGTGGTTTCTTTAATAAAGAAAAGAGAAAAGAATACTGGAATAAATTTAACAATTGGTTATTTGGTAGTGGTGGATTACTGAGTAAAGAAAGAAGAGAGAAGTGGTGGGAAGAGATTAAAGGACTAGCAGTAAAAGGATGGGAGAAATTCTTTGAATGGTTGCCTGGCGCCTTAACGCCACTGATAGCTAAGGCTGGGCAAGCTCTAGAAGAAGGTGGCCGCCAAATGTTTAGTGGTTGGTTTGGTGGACCTCAAAGTAAAGAACAACAGGAGATGAGAAAACAATACCACAGAATGGAGAAGGAAAAGAAGAAGAGTAAAGGTGAAGACTGGCAAGATGATCCAGATAGAAAAAAGAAGAAGAATGAATTTGAACGCCTTAATAGATTATTCCATCTACAACAAGGTATAGATGTATTAGAAAACAGAAAAGCTGGACGGGCAGGTGGTAGCTTTACTTCTAGAGATGCACAGAAATTAGAAAAGTATAAGGAGGAGATGGCTAGCGGTAGAATGCAAAAAGCAATGGGAGAATTTAGACAAAGAGCTGGAAATAGCTTCGCCACTGGGGGCATACCAGTACCTGGTACTGGTTCAGGAGATACGGTAAGTGGAATGTTCCCACCAGGAACCTTAATAATGAATAGAAACGCAGAGCAAAAAATGAGAGGCTTTGCTATGGGAGGTATTCCTGCTATGGTGGAACCAGGAGAAGGTGTATATCCTCCTGGTTCATGGGGACCTGGACACCTTGCTATGAATTCTATGTACCCTCGCTTCCAAGGTGGTGGAGTAACTCAGTACCTCACAGGTGATAGAAGTCACGCCAAGTATAGAGCTGACCATGGAGGTAAGAATTACCATGAGCACTTTGGATTTGCTTCCACAGCAGATAGAGATGCTGCTATTGCATATCTGGAAGGCCAAGGATTCTATATTGGTAGTAGAAATGATGGTCAGCACGCTGTGGGTTCCCTACACTATCAAGACAGAGCATTCGACGTCCCATTCTATCCTAACCATACACGATTTGGTTACTCAAATGATAGAGAAGGAGAGGAGAAGTTTAGTGCTGATGTAAGAAAAGCAATGAAGAAAGGTGGATTCCCTGTTGGTGGTGGTGGAGGAGGCGGTGGTGGCTCATCTTTCATGACTGGGGGAGGTATGAATAAGAACAATCTAGGCCCCAATCATATGGACAATATTCTGGATGCACTTGGTCCAATGGGAGAATTCATAAAACCCATTATGGGAGCTTTAGGAGACACCATAGGACCATTCCTTAGTGGTATGTTTGGCAAGATTGTTGGTGGATTTAAGATGCCTAACTTTAACTTCGGCGGTGGAGGAGGCGTCGGAGGAGGCGGAGCCGGAGGCGGTGGTGGTCCTCAGAGCCTTGGCGGAACTAAAGATGAAAGACTTAAATCTATGATTAGATTACAGATGAGTCAAGGGATGGGTGAAAAGGATGCTAGGATTATGGCTGCCATTGGTATGGCTGAGTCTGGTGGTGATCCAGGTATACATTCCCATCCAAGTTTAACGAATGACGATTCATTTGGTCTATGGCAAATAAATATGCTACGTGATGGAGCACGCAGAAGAAGGTTATGGAATCTGAGTAGTAATAGTGATCTCTATAACGCAGAAACTAACGCAAAAGCAGCATATCATCTCTATAACGGTAGGGGTGGTGCTGGTGCTGCTGGGCGCTTCGACGATTGGGGAGCATATACTAATGGATCATATGAGAAATTTATGAATGCTGCTAATGCAGTAGAACTCCAAAGAGGAGGAATAGTACATATGCAGCGTGGAGGGTCATTAAATAATGTAAGGTTCTCTCAAGCCAATAATGAATTCATGAAGAGTATGGCTATGGGAGGTGCTCCTATAGTAGTTCCTCTTCCTGTTGGTGGCGGAGGCTCTGGTGGTGGAGGAGGAGCAGGTAGCTCAGCTCCAGTATCACCACCAAGCCTAAACTCAGGGCCTAGTAATATAGCCTTGGCTAGACTCACAAACACTTACAACTTATCATTAAAAATGTAATGGATAATAATTTTACCTATCCCACTCAGTATCAAATCAATTCTATAAGTATCAATGATGGAGAAAAGGATATTCCTTTAATGGGTTTGTTTGTGTCCCTAGAATACTGGGAAAATATATTTACTACTGGAACTGGTGGATCCCTTACCCTTTATGATACAGAAGGTGCTGGTTTCATTGAGAAATATGGAATTGAATTCATTGAGAAGTTTGAATACTCCTTTACTAATGCAAGAGGAGAAGAGTTTAACTTCAAAGGAGTACTCAATGGACTTAGAAATGAATCTATTAAACAACAGAAGAAGCAGTATGTAATTGATTATGTATCAAATGAAGTAAGAGAAAATGAATCAGCATTTATTCGTACTGCTCTAAAGAATAAAAAGCCAGAGGAGATATGTAAGACTATAATAACTGATAAACTAAAAGGAAAAATAGATGAGGACAATTGGAAAGGAGAAGGACTTCCTATGACATTCACTGGTAATACAAAAAGAGCTTGTGATGTGATAGCATATGTATTAAAGCACGGTGTAACCCAGGAGTCTTCTATTACTGATAATGGAGTACAGAAAGAGGAAACATCTAGAGGTACTACTGGATTTCTATGTTGGCAGACACTAGATGGATGGAGGTTCAGTACAGTCAATGAACTATTAGAAGGAGCCGTTGGAGAAGAACACCCAGAATACTATGTGCAGTTACAAAGTAAAGGATTACCTATGGAGAAAGCCATGTCTGGGATCATTACATTAGACTTTCCTATGATTGGTGATCTCCAAAGTAGAATGAGATCAGGAGCCTTCAACAATGTAGTGGTATCATTTGATATGGATAAAGGACTCTATAAAGAATACACATATGAAGATGAGTCTAATATGACATATAAACAAAAAGAAGCTACCCAAGGAAAAGTCACTAGATATATGAATAAAATGCTAGTGAATGAAAGGTTTAACTGGGAGTGTTCTCCTGCACAACCTAATACTGGAGATCAATCCAGACAATATCTAGGACAGGGAGCAGTAAGATATAATACCTTTGAAGATCAGGTAGGAAACTTTACCTTACCACCTCAGTTTTTAATGAGAGCTGGTGATAGATTTGAAGCTAAGATAGGAAAGGTACTAGGACCTGATAGTGAAGAGACTGGAGGCTATGATAAGAAACACTCAGGCACATATGTAATCAAAACTGTTGGTCATCACCTATCCCTAAATGGTAATGGATACACAACCATTAACACCATCAGATCAACCATCCAACAGGATGATGACTCATCAAATAAGATGTCCTCTACTCCTTCCTCTGGTGGCAACTCTTCACCAGTAAAGCTACAAGTAATACCGTTTAAACCATGACAGAACAATTACCACTCATAAGTCCCGACTACTTCGGCAAAGATAAAACTGTCTTCTTTGTAGGAGTAGTGGAGGATGTTAATGATCCTAAGCACTCCAATAGAGTTAAAGTAAGGGCCGTAGGTTGGCATCCCAAGAATAAGAAAGGAAAAGATTCTCTTTCCACAGAGGACTTGCCATGGGCAAGAGTAGGAATGCCCACCACTATGGCTTGTCAGGCAAGGATAGGTGGTACTCATGGACTACTACCTGGTTGTTGGGTACTAGGAATATTTCTAGATGGAGAGGAGGGACAAGATCCATTTGTTCTTAATACATTTAACTTTACAGCTAAAGCATCTAAAGAAAACAATAGAGAAATAGATATCAATGACGGCACACAAAGTGAAGATGTAGAAGGATTTGGAAAGAACTCTTTAGGTAATCCAAACCATCCTAATCAATCTGATACAAACTATAAAGAGACAGGCAAGGACTATGGTGCTGAGGGAGACCCAGCTGGTGATGCTGTAGTGAACTCTGCTTTTGATCCATGCACAGGAGAAGCCACTAATAGATCCAAAGCAGATCAAGCTAGGCTAGTTGAACCTATGAAGGTTGGCGATAAGGGTAACCCAATCAGTCAAATATACGAAGTAACTGTGGCTGATGGATTATGTGGTAGTGTTTCTCATGCTAGAGATGATATCCAAAAGAAACTTAAAGAAAGATTTCCATCAGCTGCTAGTAGATTCATCTATGGTGATGCAGTATGGAATACCTTCACAGGTGACTTTGTAGATTTGAATGGTATACTAGCACAACTAGCAGTAGAAATCTGCAATCTCCTCAAGCAACCAGTCCAATCAAGCAAGGCAGCCAAAGAGCATATCAATAGAGGAGCAATGAGTATAGGTATTGCTGCTGCTACTAATAGAGATGGATGGCCAGCAGAAGAGGTAGGCACTAAACTATCACAGAAAGATGACCTATTCCATGGTATCTTTGGTGTTAGCTTCATTGATATTCTGTGCTCCCTAATTATGGCACTCCTGCAGGGTATCAATGATGGAACAGAGTCCTCTGATGGTAATAATCAAGGAGGAAATATTGGTAGCAGACCACAAACTCCCATCCTAGACAATGAGGCTATCTGTATTACTGATACAATCATTAATGATGTAAACATCCTCACAGATCAAGCTATTAAATCCTCTGAAGCTGCAGCAGAGAAGATGATGGAAGATGGAGGAGGAGGCGGAGCAGACGTATTAGGTGCTATAGCATCTATTCTTGGTGCCCTTATGGCAGTAATGGACTTTCCCCTCAGACAGCAGTATGCAACTCACCCAGCAGTGATGAACTTTGCTGGTACTATGTCTCAGGACATTAGAACTAAACTCATGGGATGCAATCCTAATAGAAACTTCAGTACACTGTTAGGCAACTTAGCATCTATTGGTGGTGGCTCACCAGCTGGCGGTAGTGGTTATGGATCATCAGAAAAGAAAGCAGGTGTTAATAACTACCCTGAGATTGGCTTTGGTGGATACCCAGGAAGAACTGATGGTGATGAAGTTACCACCATTGTATGTGAAGATGCCTATACAGAACCCAATCCACCAGAAGGCTCTGATGGTACAGTGATAGCTATTACACTTCCCAGTGAAGATATAGTCTGCGGTAAGAACTTCAGAGAAGGAACCCCTAATACTACTGTTGTTATAGAACCAGGATCAAATTACTTCTATAATAATCCAACCAGTCCTGAGAAAGCATTCCCTTCAATCTATATTCCTGGATACAGTTTAACTCCCGTTCCTGTAGTTGATCCCACATCAGGAGAATTGGTAGCAGTCTTAACTGAATGTTTAGGTTGGGATCCTAATGTTCCTAATCCTCCTATCTCTACTATTCCTGACGAGAACCCAACTGGTATCAGAACTGATGATCCAGGATACGATATTAGTATTGTTGACTTCTTCATTGCTAACACTGGATTTGATTACTGTGATCCTATCATTGAAATCACAGACAGAGACAGAGATCCATCAGTAGCTACTCAGAATGCAACAGGTAAGTTGGTGGTATCTGAGGGAAGGATCGTAGATGTAGATATAATAAATAGTGGTACAGGATTTAGAAGAATTCCCACAGTCACTATCAAAGATGATGGGTATACATGCGGAACAAACGGAGGATTTGGTGCTAAAATATATCCTATAATGAAGGTCACAGTTAGAGGAGACATCTCTAATCTACCTTACCTGATTGATACCGTGGATATGATATTCTGTCCAGCCAAACAGCAGGTTAATTCAATTAAACGAATATCTGCTAGTGATATATTAACCAACGCATTCTCAGTTTATTAAAATGTCTGGAATTAAAATCAACGATACCCAACAAGAACAAAGTCTTTCACAAACCCAAACATGGGCATGTGGTACTACCTGGGAAGTATATTCAACACCATCCAACCAAAGAACTGTACTAAAACATGCTAGTGGTTCTCATATAGAATTCAAAGCTGATGGATCAATCTTTATTAAATCCATCAAAGACTTACAGTTACATTCAAGCATCCTATCCTCCCAGAATAGCACCCTAGAAGGAGCCGATTCTACCACTCAGAGGATTGATACTGATTTAGACATCGAAGTGGCTGGAAGACTCAGTATCAAGTGTGCTGTGTTGGATGTAGAGGTAGGATCCACTGCTAGAGTTAAAGCAGGTACTGATGTACTGCTATCAGGTAACAATGTAGTAACAAGAGCAACAGAATCTGTCTCATTAGAAGGACAAAAGACTGTTTATATTGACGCCAAAGAACTCAAAGAAAGAGTGGTGACTCGCAAATCAGAAGTAGGCTCAGCAGAAGATAGTCCTCCTGGAGGAACAAACTATATGAATGTATATGGTAATACTATTATAAACAATGCAGACCCTAGGGGAGGTATCACCATAGCAGCTGCAGGATACCTTAACTTAGTATGTGGGCAGGAAAGAGTTGATATTATAGGACAGTATACTAAGTTACCTTCTGTTCTATCAACAGGTACATTTACCACCATTGTTAAAGCACCTACTCCACCAATGCCTGAGAATAAATCAACGGCACCTGGTGATATAAGTGTAACAGCAACTACAGGTGGTGCTTATCAGTACTTGGGTACAATGCCAAAGTCTACACTGAACCCTGCTGCAACTCTATCAAGTACAGTTACACTTGGTAATGAAATGCACACAGTTGCGGCAGGAAATAGAGTGACAGAAATCGGATTGGCAGAAACTGAAATGGTTGGAACAACCAGATTAAGAACAGTTGGTGGTGCTGAAACAGTTACCATTGGAGGCATCCAGAAAATCACAGCAGCACAGATATTCTTGAACTGATGTTAGAGTATTCTATTACTCCTAGTTTCCTGCCACCAGTAGCACCAGCAACTTGGAATGAACCACCCTACCAGTGGGCAACAACTCCTATAGGTTACCTCCCTCCCAATCCACTGACTGGTTTCACTGTGGGAGTTAGACCCTATTCTATAACTATAACACCAGCAGATCCAACCACAGATCCACCAACACCAGAGACAACTACTAGAGTATATCCTCCATGGACACTGGTGTCGCAGACATTTGTACCACTAGCACCACATAATAACCCAAACCCATTCACCACAGAAACTGGCAATGAGTTATTCACTGCTACTGCTGGTGCCTATGTTGGGTTCTATGCTTATGCTGGTATCACAGATGGTAGTGCTTATGCATTTGCTAAAACCTTTGACCAGTCTGAATTCAGATACCTAGAGAGAGGTTATGAACCACCAACTGCTCCGCCTCCAGTAGATGGTTCAGTGGATGGTGACATACCTAGGGAACCTTATGACCCAACAAATAATATCTACCCTACTGAAGCAGTAGTAACTTTTATGCCTGACACTAGGCAGTATGTACTGGTACAATATGAATTAACTACTACATACGATATGGGACTAGGCAGTATAAGTGAAACTGCTGTAGTGTCCCAATACATAATCCAGTCCATCAACGACTGGGGGGATGCGTGTAGAGCAGAGATAGAAAGAACAGAATACTTCCACTCACTAGGAGGTTCTTTTGATTCTGGTTATCCACTACCCCCAACCAATCCCAATTATCCTTATCCACCCCCAGCACCACCAGGTATTTAATGTCCAGAACAAGCAATGGAGAGTTTGTATTTCTCCTAGATGATTATACACAAGCAACATATAATGACTACTATCACATCCCAGAAGATCTAAATATTAAAGAGGTGATTAAGTTCGCACCCAGTTATCCACCCCCTCCTCATACACTTGAGGAACACATCGAGTTGGACAACTGGAACAAAAGATTTCATGAGTTATTGGAGAAAGTACGTGCCCGCAGCAACTAGAATAGGAGACGCTGATGTCCCACATTGCTCTGGTATGGTTAGAGCAGAAGGTTCACCAAACGTCTTCGTAAATGGAATTCCCTGGAGCAGAAAGGGAGATAAAAACACACCTCACCTACTCCCAGGTGGTGAAGAATGTCCTTCACACGTAGCACCTATTGCTGTGGGTTCAACTACTGTATTCATAAATGGAATAGGTGGAGGCAGAGTAGGGGATGCTATTAGTGGATGCACCAGTGTAGCACAAGGAAGTCCCAATGTATTTGCGGGTCCTTAAACGTACTGACTGAACCCCTTCACCCTATTAACTTCAATACAATTATCAAACTTCTCTTTGAATAAACCACTTAGAGTATGATCCACTACGACAATACGTTGTCTTTCATCTAACTTATAGCGCAACAATACCAATAGATTTTCCTTTCCTACATCATCCAATGAAGAGGAAAATACTTCATCCAGTATTAGTAAGTTTGTACTCACTGAATTCTTAAGAGAACATATCTCTCTCCACATAAAGCACAATGCTAAATCTATCCTACTCTTCTGACCCTCACTAAAGGAAGCATAAGAGAAGTCCTGATAGATAGGAGACGCAACAGACTCATTAAACTCCTCATCCAATATGAAATGGATAGGTAAATCTAACTCTGTCAGATACTTCCTAAGAAGCTTATTCATAATAGGAAGATAGCGTCTAACAATCTGTGTCTTGATACCTCCATCCTTCAAGAGGTTAGCAACTGATTCGTGCTCAGCAACAGTACCCTTCAGTTCCTTCAGTGAGATCAAAAGATCTATTAACTGAACCTCCATTAAGTCCAGTTTCCCTCTCTCATTGTCTATAATACCACTCTCATCTTTCAGGTTCTTAATCTTCTTATTCTCCCTTTCTATGTTATCATTCACCTGTTCTCTCTTGGTCTTGTTGTTATAACGATCTCTTTCTTTATTCTTCTTCTCTATTTCTAACTTTGCTATCCTCTGGGCAATCTTATTGTATTCAGTCAGGTGCTGGTCTGCTTCCACACCAACCTTGGTGAAGTTGTCTATCTCTTCCTCTGTCTTTGTCAGATAGGTTGTCTTGGTATCCTCTGTTATCTCCTGGTTACAGGTGTGGCAGGTGTCATTGTCAGTGTAGAATGACTTATCCTTCTCCAACCTCTCTACCTTGTTAGCAAACTTAATAACACACTTCTGTAACTCTGCCTGCTTCTTATGTGGGTTGTCTGCCATCAAGATATCAATAATCGCCTGGAGGTCGTTTATATCATTAAGCAAATCGGTATCCTCTGCATATAACTTCTCATACTCGTCCTCTTCCTTCATCAGGGCATCCTCGTGCTCTCTGATATCATCTTCTGAACGTTGCTCTAACTCCTTCACTCTCTGCTGTTGTACGTCTAATTGAAACTCTCTATTGCCTACCTCACCCTTCAAAGTATTCAACTGCTCCCTTAGTCCTCTTAACCTTTCCTTAGCTATGATACCCATAGTAGAGAAGACTTTAATGTCGAGAAAATCTTCAACCACATCTCGTCTACCTCCGGCGGATAGAGACATAAAAGGAGTGTAACTACTGCTACCCAGAATAACAATCTGTGTAAAGGATTTATATGAAAGTTTAAGAATATTCTGTTCCAAGTAAGCTTGGTTATCCTTATCAGCTGCCAGGGCATCAATCTCTTCTCCATTCTTAATGATCCTGAATACCTTAGGTTTAATTCCACGTTGGATATTATAGGTATTCTTACCTATAGAAAACTCCACCTCTACTAATAGACCCTTCTTATTCTGGGTGTTAATAAGTTGAGGTAAGTTGATCTTCCTGAAAGGTTTGTTGAACAAAGCATAGGTAAGAGCATCCAGAATGGTACTCTTTCCTGATCCATTGGATCCATGAACTAAAGTTGTCTTAGTCTTATTCAGTTCGATTGTAACTGGTTGGTTACCTACTGATAGAAAGTTACTAAAAACTAATTTCTGAAATAAAATCACTGTCTAATGGTTCATCATTTTGTAAGGTTTCAATGCGAGGATACACCACATCGCCGGGCTCTACTACTGTATAAGCATGACCTAATATATCACATAGCTTATCTATGTTATCATCCTTTGTTTCGGTGACACATAATTCCTGTCCTAGAGCCTCTAGGAATGTATTATAGGTTATAGCATCATCTTTGTCAACGAAGAATTGTATCACCCTGGTACCATCACTATCCATAGTAGCATAAGTACCAGATTCTATATCATTTTCCACTCTCGTTAGTAAGTACATCAGACCTCCTGGGCTTCTACATATAAAGATTTAAATATATTAACTAGATTCTCCTTATCTAAGGGAGTTTCCATCACACTAACATAGTTAGTAAGGGTAGTAAGTGTATCTTCAGCTTCAATATTTACATCATCATCTACTTGAACATCCATATTTTCAATGATCTTAAGATCATGAATACCTACCTCATATAATTTATCTACAAACTTAGATAACCTATCAGGTGAGGACTTCTCTACGATAATCTTCACATAAGAATCCTTAAACTTATTAGGATTAAAGAGCTTCTTCTTATCTTCATTGTAATAAACTTTATTGAACATAGTAAATGGGTTGTCCACCAACTCCACTTCATGGGTATCTAAATCAAAGATACCAAAGCCTCTTGTCTCCCCTTCATCATTCCAATACAACTGATAAGGGTTACCAAGATAAGTAATGTTACCTCTTGTATCCCTCTTATGAAAGTGCCCGGAGAAAACCATTTCAAACCTGGAGAACTGGCCAGGATCTGTGCCATGCTGGCACTGATAGTTTTGATTTGCATAAAAGCCAGCGAGTTCTAAATGACCCATTGCTAATTTGGCTTTAGTATCATTCCTCTCTTCCATAAAGAGTTCAGCGCTCCCTTCACACAACCAAGGAACAAAGAATACCTTCTCCCCTTTGATGGTTAGTGTCTGAGGGGCATCTATGATAGTGACGTTATCATACTCAGTCAGGTTCATACCTGAGTTAAGTCTCAGTGAGGTCTTATAAAAGATATCATGATTACCAACAATAATGTATACTTTAATACCTCGTTCCTGGAGAGGATTAAAGAACACTCTTTTAGCCCATTGAAGGCTCCAGTAATCAATCCCTTTGCGAACATCAAAGGTGTCCCCAAGGTGTATGACGGTATCGATGCCATGTTCGTCTAGTGCCGGAAAGAAAACTTCATTGTAAAACTTCTCAAAATAATCATGAAATACCTGACTACCCTTACGGACTCCGAAGTGAGTGTCCGTTATAAGAGCAACCTTACGCTCTCCCATATTGTTGTAGATACATTACATCCTCATTATAGTCGTATTCTTCCTTTTTGTATAGCCAACCATCCTTGTCTACACCATGCCCCTCAGGGATAGGCATACACTTCTTCTTATCAGTACAGAAGTACTCACCCTTACCACACTTAGTCTCCTCCACCTGTTGCTCAAAGTCAGGAACCTGCTGAGCCATAGGAGTTCTCATATCATCAGGTGTTACCTGATCTGTCGCCTTCTCAATCTCAGCATCTATTGCCAAGATAGATTTAAAATCAGCATTCTTATCCATCTTAACCCCATTCTTAGCACCATCATCCTGCACCCTACCCAAGGTGGATGCTAACTTCTTCTTATGTTCTACGTCTCCTAAGTCAACTTCACCATGAATCTCCTGATGGGCATCTTCAGGAGACATCCCACTCTTACGTAACTTATCTACTTCCTGTCTCTGTTGAATAATAGGATGCTCAAAATTTCCTCTCTGAGGAGTGCCCATCATATCAGCATCAGGCTCCTGCAGATCAGGCTTATCCATCACACTCATCATACTCATCTCATTTTCATAGAGATCATATAGCTGTTGAAGAGGATCCATTCTAATAACCTTTAATAGTATTAGGTCTTATTAAAGGTTATTAGATTTCCTTTGAATAAGGTATATACTTTAATAAGACCTATATGGTTATTTATTCCCTTTCCTTCTCTGATCAACACTATCCTTAATAGAGTTGTACTCCGAGCTATTTCCTAACTGGTCACCTTCAAAGAACTCTTCAAAACCTGACTTAGAAATAATCTTATCACAGATATCAATCTGTCTCTTCTCCTTACCAATACGTCTAATAAATGCGTACCAACATACCTGTGTGAAATAAGAGAATGGATTCTTGGACTTCTCTGGATCAAAGTTACCACAATATACTACACAGTTCTCCACTGCATCCATCACCATATCCTGGCGGTACATGTAGTTGGAAAAGTTGGGTCTCATTGATAGGTGCTCTGCAATATCAAGGAAACACTTACCAATATAACGAGGGATAATAGGTCGAGGTTGTTCATCCAACTTTGCGGCATCACACTTACTTCTATATTCCACCAGAGCAGCATAGAATTCTTTATTATCAATAAAGTTATTCTTCTTACGCTTCTTTGGAGCTGGGGTGGTAGTCATAAGTTTTATTATTCTTGACTATATTATAGAACAAATATTCTAATCCGTCAAGTCTCCTTCTTATCGTCCTCGAACAGCCTCTCCAATCTACCTCTCCACTGGTCAATCTTACCAACATAACCAGTATTATTAGGAGAATCCACCTTCTTTCTGATAGGACAAGCCATCCTGGCAGCAATCAAAGCTTTCTTATAGAAATCTACACCAAACTTATCCAACTCAGACATAGAAATCACATGGTCCTTAAACACTATAGCCATATCTTCACTGGAATATAACAACCATTTCTTAGGAATCAACCCACTCATTATAATTCCTTTCTCAGTATCTACGTGACTATTCTCCTGAACTATAATTGGATTATTCAATACAAAGAAGTGTTTACCATTCTCTTGAGAAGGCATAATTTCAGACAACACTTCCTCACCTGTGGACATTTTTATTGTGGCAAAGAAGTTCTCGTTCATAAATCAAATACTCCTACGCCTGTATTTAGGGGAAGCTCTGTCACTCTATACTCAAAGTCCTCATCCACGTAGAATCTCATCCTTTCTGCTAAGTGATTTAATGTAAAGTTATTCCTGCTACCCTGGTCCCTATAATCGTCAGCTATATCATAGAGTAGGACTGAGTTCTTGCCTTTAGCTTTCCTTAACCCTCTACCTATAGATTGTAACACTCTGATTCTAGATTTAGAAGGTGAGGCAAACACTACATGATGAAGATTCTTAATATTTACACCAGTAGACATAGTACCATAGGAACCTAAGATGATATTATTATTTGATACTTCTGCTATTCTTCTTACCTCCTCTCTTGCTACCACATCTACTCCACCATGAATAAGATGAACAGGTCTATCAGTGGAGGCTTGTATAATATCAGCCAATGGAATACCATGTCCCTCTACTCTGGTGAATAAGACTAATACATTACCCTTCAAATCACATGCCAGTTTAGAAATAAATCTATTCCTATCTCTCATCTCTCCAATGTATTCTATCTCATCATTGTAGGTAGCAAATGAACGAGGAGGATGCTTGAGTATAATAATCTCCACCTTTAACTGAGCAAGGAAGCCCTTCTCCATCAAATCAGAGGAGGTAGTTGTCTGATAGACTGGGCCGAACATACCTTCTAAGATTAACTTATTAACATTCTTCCCATCCAAAGTACCAGTGAATCCATATCTCCACTTAGCATCAGGACACTTCTTCATGATACCCTGTAAGGTTTTGGCTTTAAAGTTATGACACTCATCTCCTATGATACAATCAAACTTTCTATACCATCCCTTAGGTAATCCATAGATAGATTGCCAAGTTGACACAGTAACTGGTGCTTTAGAATCTAACGAATGTCCCTGATATATCTTATGAACATTATCAGGATCCCATCCATAGTCTATAAAATCCTTAGCCATCTGCTCAACCAATGACTTGGTTGGAACAACAATCAAAGTGTTACCCTTAATAGACTTAAGATACCTAGCAATGGTATAAATCATCAGTGATTTACCAGAACCTGTTGGTGATACAATAGTCTTTCTGTATTCTTTCAGTGCATGGAAGACTGTTTCAACCTGGTATTCCCTTGGCTTAACTGCGGATATCTTATCCATAAAGAGTTCTACACCCTCATAGAATACTCTATCATCTACCTGATAAGGAACACCATAATAGGTATTGTTTTCAAAATCCC